TTAAATGCGGGTGCATCAGTTGCATCGGGAATAGATTCAATGCCTACTGCTTCTTGAGGCATGACGCTTGCTTCAGGGACAACACTGCCTACGGGTTGATTCCCCGTACCTCTAAATAAATCAAATATATTTCCTGTTGGAGTAGGATCTGGAATTGCAGGACCAAACATATCTTTACCTTTTCCTAAAAGGTCTTTGCCTGTGTTCATGAGAATTCCCATGATACCTCCTGTATTAATCACGTTAGGAATTAAACCTTGTGTTCTTTGTGGAGCTGGTGCCATGTTAGCAAAGTTAACATTACCTGAACCTACGAGTGAGGGAACAAGAGCGTTAGCTTGTGGTGTTGTCGAAGTAGGTGGTTTAACAGGTAAGTTGAATTGTGGTGTATCTGCTTGACCACCAAATAATCCTCTCGTGATATCTCCAAAAAATTCTCCTGTTGTAGGTTGGTTAGCTCTGATAGTACCTGTGTAATCAGCTGCGGTTGCACCTGTTCGCATAATTCTTTTCTTTTCACCTGTAGCGGGATCTATTTGAAAAACATTTTCTCCACCTACAAATGGTCGAGATCCAGGTTCAAATTGTACACCTCTACCTTTGTTGGCTGCATCTTGTAATTCTTTTTCTCTTCTTTTAGAAATTTCACCTGCACCGGGTGCCATGATGTTTGACATTAACTCAGCGGTGTTTGCTTGTCTCTCTGCGTTTCTTGAACTTTTTCCTGTTTCTGATCCCATGTATTTATATATCCATTTCGTTTAAGATTGCCTCGTGAGTCACGTCTCATGAAACGTACCTTATATATTTTTTTATATTTATTTAAGTACCTTTTCAAGTCTTTACATAGGTACGAAACTTTGCCGTAGGGGGCTGCCATATGGAACACTTCGGTTTTTTCTTGGCTAGGGACCCACGTTGCATAGGCAAAAGGTTTATTATCTCTTGTCCAAAGGAGATAGTTTCCCTGAACAATACTTTTAAGATAGTGGTCTATAAGATGTTCTACCTCCATAAACTTCATGTAATTACTGTCGTAGTTGATACGAACCATGCAACCAAGAGCTTCATAAGGATTTAAATCAAATCTTCTTTTGATCATTACTCTTAGTATATGCAAATGATTTGGGATGTAAATGTTTGTGTGAATTAGGGCTATAGGGGTATGTAAAATTTTGCGTGGGCCGATTTTTGGTGGTGGGGGTTGCTTAAAAAAAGGTTTGGATTTTCTAGGCTCAAGGGACCCGCAGCTGCTGCCCCTGGTTCATGTGTCCAGATACACGCTCCAGGGCGATTTAAAAAAATGTCCAGAAGGTGAAAAAAATAGCATTTATTGCCGACTAAATTTTAGAGATTTTTGGGAGAAGATTATGGGGCTAGAGTTCTAGCCCCAAGTAAAGTTAAAAGATTAATAAAGATATTAGGATGAAGATCAGGGCTTTAATACCCTGATCCTTGGATCGTGCCTCACGCAACTTGGCGTTTGGCTTCATTGATTTTATTATAATGATTTTCTCGAATGCGATTTATATCACGCTTCGATAATTTAGTTTGATGTTGAGATATTCTAGTAATGAATTTAGATCTAATTTCAAATTCAACATTAGTATGTAATCCCATAAAGGTTTCCCATTTAATTCCTGTTGAGTCTTTGATCTCGTCACTAATAGCCTCAAGGATAGCCTCCCTGATTTTAATCTCAGGTAGCGTTTCTTCAGTGATACAAGAAACCCTTAGCAAATCTAAAGTCATACAAATGTACGCTCCATACTCTCGAACTATAACATTATCTGTTGGCGTAAAGAACATTTTACAAGCTTCCTCGCTCATTAGTATTGTTTCAAATCTATATCCCATTATGCTTTTCCATTTCTAATTTTATAATTAACGTCAGCTGAATTAACCTGATCCGTGAAACGATCTAGATTAAAATTTGTAATATGAGTTTTGCCGTAGTGTTCAACTCTTGAATATAAAAGATCAAAAGCATCAGGAACATTATCGCCAAACATGGCACGAGCCTCACCGATCATATGAGCCAATAAGTATTCTCCACACTCAGGACAATTACAATCATCACTATCAAGACAATCGTATTCCTTGTTCCATTGATCTTTCATGTGAACTTCTTTGAAATCATTAATCGCACTAGCTACCTCGTCTTGAGGCAAACCTAGTTCAACCAATGCATTTTTTAATATTATATCTTGCATTTTTTATTCTCCCTTTTAATTGGGATTTTATAACGATTTAAGAAAATTATCTAGTTTTTTATAGTCTTCGCTTCTTGGTTCAAGATGCATGAGGCACGGCTCAAGATCAAAGCCTATTTTTAATAGTTCTTTTCCCTGATTTCCCCCAAAGAGTTTAAAGCTTCTCGCTTCAAGGCTCTCTACTATATAAAAATTAATGGGATTATATTCAAAGTGCTTATAATTCCATGATATTTGTAAAGGTGAGATATTAACTTTTTTCATCTTGCTACATTTAAATTCAAGCCAAAAGGAACTATTTTTATAAAATCCGTAAATATCAGGAAGACCAAATTTTAAATAAGTTTCTATTGCAAAAGTTGAAGCAGTAAGATTTTTTATGATTTTAGATTTAAATTTATTTTCAGGTTTCAATGCAATTTATAAGAAATATTTTTTATTCTTTTATCCCAACAAGCAACACAATCAAGACATTTATTACCTTGCGAAGGGGCTTTACAAATAAATCCAATTGGTTTTTTATCCTTATGAACTGTTGATGTAAATTTTTGAGTTTTTAAAGGTTTTCCGTCAATCTCAGGGCTTGAATATCTGATCATTAAATTTTTAGGTAATTTGATTTCTCCACTTTCGACCATTTTATCTAATTTTACTTTAAACTTAATTTCTCTAGTAGCTAACCAATGATCACAATGAGGGGTATTTTTTGCAATCTCAACAATTTTTAATAAGGCTTTAAAATGTGGTAAATCCCCACTATCAAACCATCTGAAAAGGCGTAAGCTTTGTAATTGATAAGTCATGACATAAACAAAATATTTAGAATTGATATGATTTAAATTAGTTTTTTTTCCTTTTTTTACGCTTGAAAAATTATAATTGCCCCTGAGTGCGTAGCATTTTGAACACGTTGTATTTTTTTTCTTAGCTAGTTTTTGCCCTGTTATACACTCACGAGCATCAAGACCAAAAGAAAAACAATTTAATTTTGAGGTTTTACTTAATTTTATTAGTTGTTGCATTTTATTCTCCCTAAATATTGGGATATTATACCTTGGTTAAATCGAAAAGATAAGCTTTTTTTCTAGTCATTTTTTTAAAGAATTGTAAAAAATCCTCTTCAAATTGGACGAAATTTTCACAAGGAAAAACAAATTTTGATTTGCTCCAATTAAAAATAAAAGGTCTTTTTAATTCTCTATCAGGATAGTTTTTTATTGATCGTACTTTATTGTTAAACTTTTCAAAAAGGTTAATCAATGTTTCAAACTTACAAGCATCTTGACAATTAATTTTTTTGAATATTTCTTGATATTCTTCAAGAATACCTTTTGAATTATCTTTTTTTACTTCTTTTTTATTTGGTTTTTTCTTAGGTTTTATTTTGGGCTTTTCTTCGACTTCTTTATTTTCATCAGGTATTAAAAGTTTTGTATATTTATCAAAATATTTAAATATTCCTGACGCATTTTTTCCTAGGCTTGTCATGTGTTCGCCCCTTGTTCTATCATCTTGCACCATTTTTAAAAAAGTTGTTATGAAATGATTTTTTAATTCTTGTAAACTTTTATAATGTTTTGTTTGGATAACTAGCGGTGAATAATGCCCACCTATATCATATTCATAATCAAACACGCCGATAAATCTGTCATTTAGTAAAGGAATATATTTTATTTGCAGTTTTGTTTTCCATGTTTTAGGTAGATCAAAATCTATTATTTCAGGTTTTATAATTGATAGTTCGTCATCATCTTCTTTATGATATTTTTCAGGTACTAAAAGTTCTATCAATCTTCTTTCTTCTTTTTGCCATTCCTCATAGTTTTTATTGCTATTATCATATTCAAGGTTTGACGTGCTTTCTACTTTTGGATCTATTATTGCGTCTTGGCTTTCCTCTTCCTCTTCCTCTTCCTCTTCCTCTTCCTCTTCTTCAAGATTTTCTCTTTCTTCCTCGTTATCAGAATTAATTTTTTTTACTAAATCTAAACTAGCTTGAGCAAGATTTTCTAAATCGCTACTGATAGATTTAATATCTTGTTTAAGTTCTAAAATATCATCTTGATTTTGACGTTGTATTTTTAAATATTTTACTTCCCTGATTACTTCTTGAATTGTTTTAGACATTTGCTTCCCACCTTTTAATTGCTTCATCCCAAAATTTCTGTGCCTCTATTTTAAAATAAGGTTCAAGCTGATTATTAAAAACATTTTTAATATTAGGATTATTAATTACATCCCATTCGCTTCCGTCATGATATTTTTTAGTGCTTTGTTTAATTTTAATAGAAATAGGATGTTTGCCGTATCTATCCGTAAATTGATGATGAGGCTTACCAATTTTTATAATTTTCCATTTTACGTAATCTCTTTTTCTAAATGCATTGCAAAAAACAAAATCACCTAGTTTAAAATTATTCTCAACAATAATTTGTTTTTCATCAAATCTATCAAATTCTGTTATAGGTTTTGATAAAGGTAATTCTTTAATGTTTGGATTTTCTTTAAATGCTTTTTTATAAGCTTGTTCAAATAAAGTAAGATCTAAAGCTTCTTCTAAATAAATCTTACCCATTACATTGTTATCGCTTCTATCAAAATATTTTGCAAAATAAGAAAATGGACTTATTTTTTTGTAAATATCTAAGTAAACAACATCCATGCTAGGAACTTCTAACCATGCGTTTTTTTGATCTGTGTATAAATTATAAGTTTTTTTCATTTTATTCCCCTTTAATCTAGTATCCCAGAATACTAGGATACTAAAAAAAATTCAAGCTTTTTAATCAGATAAATCCCTGACTAAACTATAACAATCATGCTTTTCTAAAATATTAGCTACTTCAACTTGAGCGTCTTTTGATAAAGTTTCTTCTTGGACTTCTTTTAATGCCATTATCCAATTATCAAGTTCTTCTAAGCAAAGCGTCAAATCAGCATGTTCTTTTAAAACTACGTTCATAGCTGATTTATCAATAGGGGTTAATTCGATTTCATATCCCTCAGGCTTTCCATTTTCATTAATTATTGTTTTCATTTTTACCTTTCTTTTCTATGATTATTTTTAAAACAAACGCTCTTGCTTCATCATCACTTTTAAAATGATTACATTCATCACATTTTTGTAAATCATCATTTCCATATTGATCATTAGAAATTAGAAAATGATTATCATTACAACATTCACAATATTGATTATTGATCATTATCTTAACTCCATTAATCCTTTAAGATCATCAACAAGTTCAGAAGATACAATAGAAAGAGATTTACCAATTTTTTCATTTAAAATTGTATGATTAAAATCGTTCCAAACTTTCTTAACATCATTAGTATCTTTACAAGTTTTTAAATACTCACGCATTTTTGTTAAATTTGTATAATGCTCCTCAAGAAGTTTTTTTACAGATAAGTATAAGTGTTCTTTTGTCTTCACATATTCTTTTAAGAAATTAAAATCCTTTTTTGTTTTAACCTTAAAATCTAACTTATGGCTACTTATATCAGGCACTTCAAAATAAAAAGGATTAGGTATTTTTTTATCATCTTGATAATACGAAAATACAACAGGGGAATTATCTCTAATCCATTTAGATACTTTATCACCCATATTTCTATCGTTTCTTGGTTTTTGAAAACTATCAGGAATATTAGACGAAAAGACATCTAGACAAAAAGGATTTAAATCTTGTTGTAGTAATTCATCAAAATGCAATGCTACTGCCTGATCAGTTGATAAATTAAAATCCAAACATTTATCTGAATAATCAAAATGATAAGGCTTCATCACAGTTTTATTCCCAAAGCTTTCCTTTTGTTCTACATCAAAAGTTGTTTTTGCATAAAGATGACTTACTTTCGAAGTTGTTTTAAATTTTCTAAATGTTTCCAAATCAGAATGAGAGATTTGACCATACACCATATTAGTTGCTATTTGATATGCTTTAGTTCTATATGCTAAAAAATTACTAACTGCTACATCAAGTTTTTTTCTCATAGGTGTTTTTGTTTGTAGTACAATCTTAGACCATTCAGCTAAGATTTTATCTCTATGCTTATTATTTATTTTAATTAAAGTCATTTGATACTCCTTATCTTAATTAGTTGGGATATTATAACCTGAAAAATATCTAAAAGTCAATCTTGTAAATAAAGTTTTATAAAAAAATAATGAGGGAACGATTTACGTTTAGGGGAATAAAAGTAAGGATAGAAGTAATCAAACGTTCCCTCATTTCGTGATCAAGGATTGTACTCTACTGCTCCGTCTACCAGCAGAACTTCGGATAAGCATACAACCCTAATGAAGAAAATCAGCTTACATATACCTCTGCCAAAATTCTTCACTTTCAATATGGCTTTGTTTATACCCACAAGGCTTGACTCCTTGGGACAGGAATAATTTAAACATTTTTCCCGTACTGAAACATGGTCTAGTGTTTCTTTTCTTGCCTGTACCATACTTAGAATATAGTGAGATATATTAGGATGTCAATACCCTAAAATAAAAAAAACCCCTGAAGTATTTATCAGGGGCTTATGAGTGAAAGATCGTTATTTACTTTTTATTTCCAAAAAACAAAAAGTCAATTAGTTTTGCAAATTTTTCTATAAGCCAATTCATTATCGTATCTCCTCTACTTCTTCAATTCTAAATTCTTCAATTTTTGCTTTGTCAGCTTGTATTGATCTATCATTATTTTTATCAAAGTACATAGCTCCTTTATCTTCTATTTTTTTCCTAGCATCATCTTGTGTTTTTGCGTTTAATATAAAAGTTTTATCATAAGCTTCATAAACTCTTACTTTATAAGTCGGCATATTATTCTCCTTTTAAAATTAGATTGGTTTGTAAATTTTCTAACTTACTTGCTATAGTGTCTGCAACATAAAATTCTACATCTGCGACTGTTTTGTTCATTACAAGGTCTTTAGTTTTATCAGCATTGTATTCATACAAAATTTCTTTTTTACTCGCCTCTGTAATTTGTTTTAATTGATCTTCCAATATTTTAGTGATTATGGAAAGTGATAGGTTATAATTTTTCATTTTTATTATCTCCTTACGGCAATATCAGGATTTTTTCTAATATAAGAAATTAACTTATCATAAAATCTTATACTTCTAAGACCTGAAGCAATCATTTTTTGCTTATCTTCTAATGATCTATTGTTATCTTTTTTAGCCCAATCAATAAAATCAGATTTAAATTTTTTAAAATCCTCTAACATATCAATTCTTTGGTTATGTCCTAAATAAGCTAAATCTTTAAATATCTTGCCTTGTCTTTTTAAGTAATGTGTATAAAAAATATTTTTTTTGTATTCCATTTTATTTCTCTCCTTCTTTTTCATTAACAAGTTCTTCTAATACTGTGTAGGCTTCCCTAATATTTTCATCTTCTTCTATATCAAGATAATTATTAGCTTTCCATAATTCAAAATTTTTATAAAAAACTTCTAATGCTTCTCTAGCTTTCATAACTTAGTCCTCCTGGGCAAACTTTTTTTACCTGAAAATACCAATCTAAATATTGCTCGTAGTATAATTTATTGAGTATCTTTCTATCATACTGATTTCCTCTACAGTCATAAAGAGCTATGTTCCATTTTGTATTAAACTCATCATCAGTTTCAAGAAAGTGTTTAAAGGTTTTCCAAGCCTGTCTATCAATCTTTACTATCTTCATTGTTCTCTCCTTCACTTGCCAAAGTGCAATTAAAAAAGAATATATTACAACTTATTGGGATTTGTCAATATCTGATTGATCTTCAATTTCAGAATAGTCTGCGTCTTGAATTAATTCATTTTCTTTTCTTAGATTTTCTAATTTTTGTTGTAATTCTTTTCTGGACATATTGTCAAGACTAGCAGTGACAACTTCTTTTCTCTCAACATAGAAACCACCTAAAAGTCCTCTTCTATATTCTGCATTGATCGCTGCGGAATATTGTTTTTCCTCAACTGCCATATCCCTTAACCTTGCCATTTCTCTAGCATGTTTTTGAAATTCAATTTTACTAGCTTTAGAATATTCTTTTGTAAGGGTATCAATAAAATCTACAACCTTAGGATACATTTTAGGATTTTGTAAATTACAAGCTATTTGGGTAGCTGAGTGCTCTGAGTATCCAGCCATTTTCGCACATTCAGTGGGAGTAGCTCTGCCATTCTCTTGAACAAGGTATTGAGCAAAAGCTCTTTGTTTTCTAGTTAGACCTTCATCATCTTTTACATCACCAATTTGTTTTGACATTAGCAATCACAATCCTCTTCTATATCAAGTCCACAAAGTGGACAGTAAATTATATCTTCTTCCATTTTTTTATCTATATAGATATATATACAATATTATATATATAAAAAATTTTTTCATTTCATTTTTTTCACGTAATCAAGTAATATTATATATATATTATATATAAATCAACAATAGTAGCCATTACATGACTATTACCTTTGTCTTACACCATTACACAATATTGAAAATAATCGTTTTAAGAAGTTTAGCCTTTATAGGCTTTGCCGTATCCACGTTTAGCTAAACGACCTGCCACACGAGGCTTAAAACGGGTTTTTGAGGTATTTTTAGATACCATTCCACCCCTCTTCATCTTAATTACAACTCCACCTGTTTTTCCTGTTGTTGGAACATCACCAGAGTCTTTTTGTTTCTGCATTTGTCGAATAATTGTTTTGAAATCATCGAAGTCTTTTTGTGTATCTATATCTCTCCAACTATCTACACCAAGGGCCTCTTGAGCACTGTTTACTATGTCATTATCATACTGCAAACCACCACCAAAAGTAAAAGTTTTGTCCAGAAATAAACCTATTTTTTCTTTAATTCCTGTTTTTTTCTTTTCTTCAGCCATTATTTACCCTTCTTCTTGGATTTCTTTTTCATCATTTTAAAATCCGCACCTGTAATTTTACCGTCTTTGTTCTTGTCTAATTTTTTTTGACCACCAACAAGACCACCATTTTTCTTCTCTTCAATTTTTCTAATAGCTTTGTCCATTTTAGCATATGTATTTTTTAAGCCACTAGTCTCATAGTATCTTAGACCAGCTGGTGAAAGACCAAGGCTACCTTTTTCAACATAAGTTTTGGCACCTTCGTCATTTTTTTTACGACCTAATAAACCAAGTCCTTTTTTAGCAATTCCAAATATACTCATAAGAAATAAATACCACTAATGAAGAGTTTTGCCTAGTTTTTTCTTGAGCCATGAGGCGTGATCCTTGTCCCTCTTCCCTTGCTCTTCTACCTCTAGCTCCACTTCCACATCAACCTTGAGGCATGGACAATTCACCAAAATATACGTTTCATAAATAGGAACATGAAGTTCGCCTGTATCTTTACAAAGGCTACAATCGTATTTTTTTTCTAATTCGATTTTTCGTCTAGACTTGGTATGTACTTTTTTCCTGTTTTTTCCCATGCTTCATAAATCATTTCTATAGCTTTATCAGCTAAGGTATTAATAGGAATATGAGTGTTTAATTTAATCTCAGCTAATTTTTCATATCCTGGCTTATTCACGGCAACAGATTTATATTTATTTATATCAGTCATTTTTTTCTCGGCTTTCTACTTTCTTTTATTTACCAGCTTCACCCCAAGTTTTTCCTACTCGAACATTTACGACACTAGGAACTTTTAACTTATCCACGCAAGTTTCCATAATTTCTCGTACTCTATCAACTTCTTGGGAGTTTTCAAGAGATATATCAAGTTCATCATGGATTGCAATATCAGCAATAATGCCTTCTTCAAATAAAGTCAGCATAGCTTGTTTGGTTTGATCAGCGGCACTACCCTGAATTAATTTATTCAAAGATTTATACGTAAAGGCACGTTTAATATCATTACCATATTCGACAACTGCTTCTGGGTGAGGTAGAGCTTTATTAATTCCAAAGCGATTAGGTTCCCATAAAGGAAATCGACATTTACGACCTAACAGAGTTCGGATATGTCCATGTTTACTAGCAGTACGCATAGCAATGTCTTGTAGCTCTTTCACAAAAGGAATGGATTGATGATACTTTTTTAATATTACTTCTGCGTCTTGAATCTCGAGGCCCAAGTCAGTAGCCATTTTACCTTTACCCATACCATACATAATACCTAAGTTAATACTCTTCGCTTCTTCACGAGTAATATCAGCCATGTCCGCTACCATTTGATGAAAGTCTACTTCACTGCCTTCATTGTATTTGGTTAAAACATCTTCACTGCCGGTCAAACCCCCTTTCGAACTTAATGCATAGTGAACCAAGATGCGTGGTTCTTGTTGCGAGTAATCAAACACATGCCACTTTTTACCTTCCTCAGGTAAGAACGCCCCTTTAATCATTTGTGCAACACGTTTATCACGTGCTGGAATGTTTTGAAGGTTCGGATTAGAATAACTCATACGCCCTGTCACCGCTCCTCCGTCTTCACCCTTCATCTGATTAATCGAGGCATGAACTCTTCCTTTATAGATATGTTTTTTCATACCCGCTAAAAAAGTGTTTCTCGTTTTATAAACTTCTCGGGCCTGAACGATCATCTGGGGAAACTCATGAACATGAGTATTTAAAAAATTCTTTTGAAACGAAGGCTCGTTTGATTTTTCGGTGCGAGGATAAGGTAGCTTTAAATGAT